GATCAATTCCAAATGCACAAACAACTATCCATCACTATGAAAAAATCTATAAGACGGTTGATACATATACTCGAATTGAAACGGATAATATCTTTCAAATCGAACCTAATCCCATCTCTAATCTTATGGTTACAAACGCAGGGGCCGGATATTCTAATGGTTATTTGTCTTTTGCTAATAACTATGGGAGTGGAGCTAATGTTTCATACCTAGTAAATGCTAATGGGTCTATAATTTCGATTACCATCAATTCAGGAGGAGAATATATTGGAGCTCCAAATGTGTTCATCAATCAGGCCAACACCGCGATGATTAATATTTCATCCTTTGTAGCTACAGGAAATCTATGGACTTCTCTTCCAACCGACCAAGGTTCACCAACTTCCCAAATCGTCGGTAATTCAGTAGTCGATTCTTATCCCCCCATCCGAAGTTCGGTTTCTAATTATGACTGGGAATTTGAACGAAACGAAGCAAAACGCCATATCAAACTCATTAAACCTGAATATCTTGCAATTATCCAAGCAGAATTTAATTCCATAATGGCAGCCGCAAAGAATGAATTAAACACTCCTGGTATCAGGACACTTAACTAATGGTTGTTCCATATCTAACCAGCTTAAGCACTCAAATTCTTGGAGTGTCTCCGGACCTCTTAAATGAAGTTACTGTTAATGAAGTTAACTTAACAGAAAGTTTATTAACTCCTGGTCTCCAAACATCTATCATTGTGCAATCAACCTTAAATACTGAAAAATCTTCTAATTACTCCGGACCAACCAAAAATCTAGATGAATATTACGGAAAAACCCTGAATGTCTATGTAGCACGACCTATAATCCAATCCTTTAATTCAGAAATCAAATGGAATTTTTCCACCAGCCAGATGATTTACCGGTTATCCAATAGAAAACGCACCAATTATCAGATCGAACAGTTCCAATTAGATGCTTGTGATGCTTCCTTGATTGGAGATGCAAAGACTTACGTTTCTAAGAGTTGGAAGGCCACTCCTCCCAATGCAGTCGTCCAGGATATTTTATCTAATTGCTTCTCTAATATATCTGCGGATATTGAGCCCGCAAATCCTCCTCGCGATTATATTGCCACCAATATTCATCCGTTCCAAGTTATCTCCCAGCAAGGAGATGTGGCCTTAGTACAAGATAATGTCATTGATCCGTCCTTCGTTCATTTCATGACATATCAAAATTTACATCACCAAGATTCTCCAACTCATAATTTTCGATCCCTCACAACAATGGCCCAACAAACCCCGGCCTGGGAATTTATCTATTCAGGAAAAACATCCACAGATGAAAATTACGCTAATCCCCAGGATATAATGGATTATTCATTTCCTTGTGACTTCGATTTACTATCGGATGTTCTTAATGGACTTGATAATACCACCGGTAATTCATTCCTCCAAATCAATCTCTTCAATCCCTTAAAAAATAATCTATCGGTTTATGGTCCCCAAAATGCAACTAATGAAAATGGTATAGCTCCTTGGTTGGCTATGTCAAATCTTGGAACCGAATCAATCCAAAATTCCAATAATATTGGAGCCGAAGCCTATCAACTCTTAAGAAGGGCCAGGATGGCACTCCTGGACCAAGATAAGGTCGCACTCCGAATAACTGTCCCATTTTCTCCTTTTCTTAATGTAGGAAGGACCCTTTCAGTAAAATTTTATAATACAAAAACCGGAGATTTCAATTATGGTACCGGTATCTATCTAATTGCTTCAATGACACATAATATTAAACTCGGAGGTTTAGGAACAACAACCATAGATTGTGTGGCCAATACAGTAGCAGTAGGACGGGTATAAACCATGGTTTTAATGAACTCTCCTAAGTTTCCTACCGAAGGTAAAGAATTTTTTGGTTGGATAGTCGATTCCGTCGTTAATAACGGCCGAATATTATATAAAGTCTGGCTTCCTCAGTTCTACGGAAAAAATGTAAAGAAAGAAGATTTACCTTATGTACCTGCTTTAAATCCGCCGGGTATGAACTCAGGAACTACAAGTCCAGGAGCCATGGATGTTGGTCAGGTTGTAAAGATGGGTAAAGATATGGCCCAGGGGTCCAATGGTTTCGGAACTATCCTGGGACTCCTACATCCAGTAACATCCTCCGATTCAACAATGGCCGGTGCTAATTTTAGTCTCTCGGATATTTTTGGGAAACCATTGGATGCTATTACCCGAAATATTCAATTACCTCCCAACCTTAAAATCACAACAAACGAAAATGGTGTTCAAATTACTCAGATGATTGAGAAGGGCCTCCATTCACTTTCTACTCTATATGGTCTCGCATCTCATGGAGCTCAAAGTCCTTTAGCTTATGTACAAGTTCCGCCCCCCAAGGGAGTTTCAACTGCTTTGGATGCGGCCGGTTCGCAAATAACTTCTACAATGGTCGCTAATGTCCCGGGAACATCATTTTCCATTGGTCAATTATTTTCTATGTTATCTCCGGACCTATTATCTCAACTCACCAAGAATCTACCTCCGGAAGTTTCGGAAGCCCTAACAACTTTGACAAACTTAACACAACAATATGATACCTCTTCAGTTTTAGGAGGAACTAGAGTTAATCCTGTTAGTTTTTTGGAGAGAATTGTGACGGCCCTCCAGGATTTAAAAACACCCGATGCCTTATTGGATACGATTAACAGTTTCCTCTCGGATATTTCTAATCTTGGTACGTCAAATATGAATCATTATACAACTTCGGCCGGAGCTTTTGGTTCAACTAACTTAACCATTTCTCCCTTGGGAGATATACAATCTCTCCTAGATGATGTAGGCACCAAAGCTCTGGGATCGTTTACTTCCCTCATAAATAATTTCCAAAGTCCTAAAGGTACATTATTTGATACTGTTAATAATTTACCTGGAATGATTGATCGATTGGCTCCTGAAGTGTCTCAGGGTTTAGTCGGAATGATTAATACACTCCAAACAACACCGGCTCCTTCGGCTGCAAACTGGGTGAAGTAATGACTACAGCATTAAAACAAAATGTTCCCAAACTTATTCCTTTGGATCCCTTACCCCAGGATCCCCAGGATGATCTGTTAAATTCTTGGGTTCAAAAGTTTTCCTCCGGTAATTTACTTAAAGTCAATAATACCAAGGGAAGAGAATCTATTTCCATCCAACATCGATCCGGTTCTCTCTTGGAGATGCAACCGGATGGTTCGGTTAGATTGGTTTCTCAAAATGGTAAAATGGGCATTGAAGTCAATGGGGAAGGTTATATGCGGGTCACCGGTCTATATAATCTTATTGTAGATGGAGATGCGGGTTTTAAGATTGCAGGTAATGCTGACTGGCATGTGGGAGGTGATATGAAAGTTACTGTCTCCGGTACATATTCCTTAGCCGCAAACGAGATGACAGTTAAAATCAAGGATAAATTGGAAATAGCCGCGCAGCATGTTTCGGTTCTATCTGCGGATAATGCAATATTTACCGCAGGAACCAAGATGGCCATCTGGTCAGGTTCTGATATGTTAGTTCAATCGAACGATGTTTTGACACTTATTGGATCAACCAAGATAGATTTGAACCCATAAAATTATGCCAAATGCACATCGCAACCAAGATACTAGATTTTGCGGAGCCCTCACAACCGTGGTCGGGCAAAACAATGTATTTGTCAATTCTCTTCTCTGGGCAGTGGAAGGTGATCCAGAAACACATGGGGATGGTGAATTAGTCTGTACATATGGACCTAAAAATATCTATGTTCATTCAAAACATGCTATTTGCGCAATAGGAGATAGTGCGGTTGCGGATGATGCCCCTCATTTCCCTCCGGTTACCTATCCCGAAGGCCATTCTCCTAATGTTTATATGTATGAAGAATAAAAGGAAGGACAACTAAATACCTAAATGGCTACAGCACGAATAACCGATTATACGGATCTTGATTTGTCCTTTGCTCGACACCCCGTAACAGGGGATGTCGCAAAATTGGTTGGACCCGCGGCCGTTGGCCGTTCGATCAAAAACCTGGTTATGACAAATTTCTATGAGCGACCATTTCGACCTAGTGTTGGTTCCGGAGCTACTCGATTATTATTCGAGAATGTTACTCCTATGACAGCATCTCTCTTGGAACAAATGATTGGCCAGGTAATTGATAATTTTGAGCCAAGAGCCTCGGTAATTGCGATTCAAGCATTAGCATCCCCTGATTTGAATGGCTATACAGTGAAATTAGTTTTTAGTATAGTAAATAGACCAGATCCATTTGCTGTTACACTATTCCTCCAGCGCGTTAGATAAGGAAATTAAATGGCTAATACAGCATTAAGAATCACGGAGCTCGATTTTTCGGGAATCAGGACCAACCTAATTAATTTCCTAAAACAACAGGATACTTTCACGGACTATGACTTTACTGGTTCTGGATTGTCCGTCCTTATAGATATACTCGCATATAATACACACATGAATGCTTATTACTTAAATATGGTCGCAAACGAGGCTTTCCTGGATACGGCTCAACTTAGAAGTTCGGTTATATCTCATGCTAAACATATTGATTATGTTCCTGGTTCCATGAAAGGAGCCCAGGCTACCGTCAATCTTATTGTTACTCCTCAAGGATCTGAGGACACCATAACAGGAACCATGACACTTCCAAAATATACCAGGTTTATCTCGGAGCCTCTGGATGGTATTTCTTATATATTCACCAATACATCTGCTAATACGGCCATTAAAAACTCCGGAGCTTTCACATTTCCTAATATCGTTCTCACCCAGGGCGAAATTGTCACTCAACAATATTCAATGGGAAACCAAACAGATTTTTCAGTTCCTTCCTCTAATGTGGATACCAGCACAATAACTGTTACGGTTCAAGAATCAAGTACCAATACAAGCACCTCCGTATATAATCAGGCTCTTGATATCACAACAATTACTGCTAATTCTAAGATTTTCTTTATTGAAGAAGATTCGGATTCATCCGGACAATATACATTATCTTTTGGGGATGGTGTTCTAGGTTATCGACCAACTCAGGATAATATTATCACATTAAAGTATCTGGATACCAATGGATCCTGGGCTAATAAATCAAACAATTTCACTTCCTCCGGAGCCATTTCCGGATATTCGGCCAATATCATTGTCGAATCTTTAACCTCCGCTGCCGGAGGTTCCGATAAAGAAACAATCGAAGAAGTACGTAAAAGAGCCCCTATTGCCTTTACCGTCCAAAATCGAGTCGTAACCAAGAACGATTATCAAACCATCCTTCTAGATGAGTATCCTAATAT